GATAAGCGTGTTACTGAAGCATTGGATACCTACAAACGGAAAACGTTTGATAATGAAGTCAATGCAAGAGTAGCTGCTGAACTGCTGAAAAGGAATCCCGAAGAGACACCTGAACAGAAACGTGTTAGGGAGCTCGAAGAGAATATGCGGAAAATGAAAGAAGAGCAGGAAACTGAACGGCTTAAGAGTCAGATTAAAGATTTGGCTTTTAAGGAAGGTGTTGCTCTTGATTTCATTGATAATATCCCGTTCACAAGTGTAGAACAGGCCAATCTGTATATCCGTAATTTCAAAAACGAATTGGAAAATGCAAAAACTGCGAAAGTTAATGAACTTCTTGCAAGCGGTTATAAACCTGGTGCAGGAAATGAGATAAAATCTTCCGGTAAGGTGGATTTGTCTAAACTTTCAGAGAAAGAAATGATTGAGATGGAGATGGCTGGTGAGCTTGATAAAGCTCTTGGTACTGCATAACTGAATTTTTAAGGAGATTACTATGGGTCTAGAAAATTTTATACCGACTATTTGGAGTTCTAAACTGTTTGTTAGACTTCAGAAGGCTCTTGTGTTTGCTTCATTGGTAGATAGGCAATATGAGGGCGAAATCAGGAATATGGGTGATTCTGTAAAAATCAATGAGATTGGTAAGATTACTGTTAATGACTATGCCAAATATGAAGCTATTAACTGGCAGAAACTTGACAGTGCAAAGAAAATTCTTACTATTGACCAAGCAAAGAGTTTTTCTTTTACGGTAGATGACATTGATACAGCACAGATGAATCCGAAGATTATGAATGCTGCAATGAGCGAAGCTGCTTATGAGATTGCAGATGTAGTGGACCAGTATATTGCTTCGTTCTATAAGGATGCTGGAATAACTGATACTACAAATATGGGTTCTTTGGGAAGTGCTGTTACTGTATCTTCTGGTAATGTTATTAAAGTGCTTTCCTATGCATCAAGATATATGTCGGAACATAACGTACCACAGGCTAACAGATTTATTGTTGTTCCACCTTGGCTTCATCAGAAACTGCTTCTTGCTGAAATTGGTGGTATTTCTGCTACTGCTGTTCCTAAAGTATTTGATGATGGTGCAATGACTAGTGGTTATATTGGTGATGCTCTTGGATTCAGAGTTATTGTATCCAACAATGTTGCAACACCAGCAACTGATGTTTCTGCTATTATGGCTTTCAATAATTCTGCTATTGCTTATGCAGGACAGATTAGCAAGATTGAGGCAGTAAGACGTGAGAGCTATTTTGACCAAGGTGTTAAGGGACTGTATCTGTATGGTGCTAAAGTTGTAAGACCTGAAGCACTTTGCACACTGTATCTTAAAGAAGGTTCTGAATAATCGGAGGTAAATTATGGCTGATTTAACAATAAGTCCGGTAAGTGTTTCTCTATCTGGGGCTGCAATAACTAAAGAGAGTTTTGTAAGTAAAAGCAATATTATAATTGCACCTACTACAGCACAGAGTTCACTTAATTTTGAAGATTTGTTTGTAGTTATTGAAAACAGTGGTACTTCTTCTGCCTGCACGGTAACAGTGAAAGCTGGTGATGATTATTCAGAAGTAGGTATTGGTGATACACCTACTATTACTGTTGCTACATCATCTACAAAAGTAATTGGTGGTAAGGAACTTGAGTCTGCAAGATTTAAGGATAGTGATGGTTATTTGGTACTTGGGGTTTCTCCAAGTTCAGCATGTACTGTGTATGCAGTAATGAATCCGTTTACTGCCCTTAATCCGTAATGATATGGAGTTAAAGTAATGCCAATAACTACTGCTACTGCGGTAACATTGTACACTTCTATAAGCTGCTCTGCACAAACAATAATAGATAAACATCTTATAGAAGATGTACAAATGGCTATAGTAATGAGAACCAACAATTACTTTACAACAGATATTGATTTACAGGATTATATGGTATTTGACCCAGTACTGAAAACTATTACCTGCAATGATGTTGATTTCATAATAGAGGGTTTTATTAAAGGATTTGATATCTATGTTTATGGAAGTTATCTGAATGACGGATATTATACACTGAAAAATGTTACAAAGAATGTACTTGAACTTGAAAATTGTACACTGTATAATGAACCATCAGATAGACCAATACTTGTATCTTTAGTAAAATGGCCTCAAGAATTGAGTAAAATAGCATGCAGGATGATAGCTTATGACTACGATGTAAGACCTAAAAGAACTGGGATACGTTCTCATTCTTTAGGTCCGTTCAGTGAAACTTATACTGAAGCTGGGTTGGATGACTATGGATACCCTGTAGAGATAACAGGTGCTCTTGAAAAGTATACTATAGCAAGGTTCTATTGATATGATAGATGACTTACTTACAATGAACGATATACAAATAGTAAGAAAATCACTATCTTACGATGGGATGGGTGGGTTTACAGAAACCACGACAGCAACAACAGTAGCAGGTGTTATTTATCAGTCTGGAACTGGTGGAAGAAAGTATCTTTCTGACAAAATGGTACAGGAAACCACGCATGTTCTTATAACAAAACCATCATTGTACAGTTTTACTTCTGATGATATACAGGTAACACATGGTGGAAAGACATATACGATTATAGGTATTCCTGATGATGTTATGGGTTATGGTGAACTTACTGTAGTAGGGTTGAGGCAAGTTGTATGATGGATAACAAAGATTTTAATTTTGCAAGTATCCGTACAAACTGGAATGGAGATGAGATTAAATCTTTAGCCAGAAAGGTTGTTGAAGGTAGTGTATGGGATTTGGCTATTGAAGTAAATTCCAGAGCAAAAGAAATGTGTCCTAAACGATATGGGTATCTTGCAGCTTCAATCAATGTACAGATGAAGAATAAAGGAACAGAACTTGAATCACCTGAAACCTACAGAAGAATGAATCCTCCAAAGGGATACAATGTAGAGCACTTTGAACCTATAACAGCACCAGAGAATGATATTGAAGCTGATATAGGAACTGCTGTGCCATACAGTTTTTATATGGAATATGGAACTTATAAAGATGCAGCGCAGCCGTTTTTACGACCAGCTTTTGATGAAACTTTTGGTAAGTTCAGTGAGATTGTAGAAAGTAATGGTAAAAATGTTTTTGCTGATTATATGAGGAAATGAAAATGAAGGATTATCAGTTTGTAGGGTATCTTATGAATCAGTGTACTGCAATAACAAATATTTGCAGTACAAGGATTTATCATGGAACAGCTCCACAGACAAGTTCTTTATCTTCATTATTACCGTTTATAACATACTATCAGCTTCCTGCGGGAGCTAGAAGTAATGGATTGTGTCATCCAATTTATTCTATAAACTGTAGAGCAGCTAATGCTGCAACAGCTAGGGATTTAGCGGATGAAGTATCAAAATTGTTTGGTGGAACAAGCGGAACAGGAAGTATAGGAGTAACAACAGCTTTTACTGTTGAACGGATGTCTGTTGTACGTGATACTGGTATTATTCCTGAAACAGACTGTTTCAATGCTCCGGTGGATGTTCTGCTGGTTTATACAGCAGATACTGTAAGTTAATTTTATAAGGAGATTTATATGCCTATTTATCAAAATTCTAGTGTGAATACTTCTAATCTTATCCTTGGTAACTGCAAGATTGAAGTAGCACCATATGGAACAACTGCTGCATCTTCAGCATGGACTAACCTTGGAGCTGGTATTGTTAACAGCTTCAAGCATGTTCCTACAAGATATAGTACACAGGCTGGTAATGCACCCGACCCTATTGAAGGTGTTTCTACTGAAGTAGCACAGATTACTGGTGAACTTATCGAGTATAATGCTACGGTTCTGTCTACTATTAATGGTGGTCTTATTTCTGCAACTGCTACTTCTTCTGTAAGCACTGTTGTTGCTGGTGGTAACAATGTTATTACCCCAATGGCATTCAGAATAACCAACAAGAGAATTGTAAGTGGAACTACAAAGTATACAACGCTTACTGTATTTAAGGCTACTCTTGATAGTGGTCCTGAAATTACCTTCAAGTCTGATAATGATGCAGACCCGATTGCTGTTATGCCGTTTGCTATTACTGCAAAACTCGATACTTCTCTCACTGCTGGAAGTCAGCTGTATACAATCACAAGAGACCTGTAATAAAGGAGTTTTCTAAATGGATAAAGAAACTGAAGGCATTGTTGATTTGGACATTTTGAAACCACCTAAAAAGCTGATAAAGTTGGGTGGAGTTCAGATAGATGTTTCTTTTATTCCGTGTGGTATAACATGGGAAATAGATTCGCTGGTACGTAAACTGTCTGAATATGATGCAGCTAAAATGGATGATGAGAAATCTGCTAAAGAAGCATTGGATACTATCATAAAACTGTGCAGTACTTTTGCTTCTTATAAGAATCCTGAACTCAATGAGAAATGGTTCAGGGATAATGTAGAAATGCCTCAAATCAATGCCTTTGTAAGTCTTATAAAAGAAGCTCTTGTGAGGTCTTATGCAGGGGTGGAGCAGTACGGAAAAAACTGAATGAGGGTCAAGAGGGAGACGGAAAAGTCCATCTTGGCCCGCTTTTCATAGGAATGGCTCTTTTATATCCTTGGGCAACAAAGGAATACTTACTGAATGAAATGTCTATAGGACAGATTATCATGTACTATAATTTGGGTATGGAAACTAAATATCCAAGTGAAGACAGTGCTAATGGTAAACTGAAGAATATGTCCTATGAACAGTTAAAAGCTCTACGTGATGAAATGAGGGAAGAAGGGTTGTCTACTGTGAGTGAACTTGAACAGAAAAAAGAACAGGAAGCAGCAGAAAACAGACAAAAACTGATTGAGAAGTATGGAGATATAGAATGAGCGGTGCTTATTTAGGACAGATGATTGTTCAGATACTTGGTCAGACTTCTCAATTCGATGAATCTGTAAATAACAGTAAAAAAGTGTTTACAGGTTTCCACGATTCTGTTATTAACAGTATTGGTGGAATGACAAAAAGTATCAATACAGCTACAGAAAATTTCAATTTATTGACTAAAGGTCTTGAAGCTCAAAAAGATAATTTAAGTAAACTTGAACAGAAAATGCAGGACTTGGTAAACAATGGAGCTTTACCAATGTCCAATGAAATTGTAAGACTTGATAAAGAAATAGCTGCTCAAAAAGAATATATAAAAGATTATCAAAAATCTATAGATAGCACATCTGCTTCTTACAGTGATGCTTCCGGTTCATTAGATATTTTCGGGCAGGGTATTAAAGAGCAGATATCCGCTATGGCTTCTTTGAAGGGTATGCAGAGTGAGTTAAAAAAACAGATACAGGATTTGATTATAGAATATGCAAATTCTGATAAAGTAATAAGTGAAGTAGTAAATATTTACAATGAAGCTACTAAATCAGTAAATGATATGAAGAATAAAATTGCTGATTCAAAATCAGAAATAGCTTCATACAGAAAGACATGGGATGATTTAGGTACTTCATTTGAAAAAGGTGAA